TACCCGTCAATTGCACAAACGTCTCTTTATCGGTACGTACGCGCTTTGCAGAGCCTTGATAATTGCACAAGGCATCCAACTCTACAGCTTTGACTGGCGCTCCATCTTCATCGATTCCCTCTTGATGGAAAATCAAATGAATTGGAGTCTTGCAGAACTGCGGTAATACCAATGATGGCCAACTACCCATAATAGCCAAACCCTCTATAGCAAAGACCTGTCCTAAGTAGTGTTTGATACAGTTCTTCAGGCATTGCAATTCCACCTTCTACATGTAGATTCCATGCTTGGCCAAACTGCATTGAAACTCCGTTAATTGCATAGCTACTTAAGTATGTTTCTAACATGCTTTCGTTTTGATAAAGAAATTCTGCTTGCCGGCATATCACATCTTGGATGGAAGACTTACGAAAAGGGGACAGGCTGTCAAAGCCCATCCCTTCAATTCTTCCTCTACAAATAGTGTTAACTTGCCGCGAAGCAATCGTTAAATATCTATCAGCATTATCCTCAGTCAAGATAATACCGTTATAGGTGTCCTTGTAATACGCTTTATCGACGTATTGCATTTACATCACCTCATTTCTTGTTGCTTTTCTTATCTGTTTCTTCGATTTCAGGCTGAATCTCCGGTTCAACAATTGGCTCAATAGGCTCAACTTGTTCAGCCGCTTCTAGATCCACTTCTTTAACGAAGATTTTTCCTACTGTTTCTGCCATAATCTGTACCTCTTATTAGGCTACGTGGTGGCAATATACACCAGCAAGCTTGTTTTCATACACATCAACTAAGCCATACTTGCGGTAGCCAAAGATATAGCCGTCTGCTGTTTGGTTTTGATCAGGTGTAACAATCTTAGGAGCAACGTGCTTGTTGTACTTTAAGATTGCGGACTTTTCAACAATCATGAAGTTGATTTCCTTACCGGCTGTATTCTTTTTGAAACCACCAGCTTCTTCACCGCTTGTCTTACCATCAAGTAAATCAATTGTTGTGTAGAAACGAGCTTGTGGAACTTCTACAACCTTTGAGAACTTGTTTAGAACAGCCTTAGACTTTGTTGTGTCTAAATCATCAATCAAGCCCTTTAATGTAGGCGTGATGTAAAGGATACGGCTTTCTGTTGGAACCTGGTCTTCATCCATCTTTGTAGATGCTGTACGTAACGCCTTAACCACAGCTTCCCCAGTAGCTAATGCACCGGTTGCACTTGAAACACCTGTCTTACCTGCTAACTTGGCAAAAGTAAATGCATCTCCTTCAGGAGCTACCTTTGTACGTGTGAATTCGCCCATAATCTTTGGAGCAATCACATTCATTGTTTCTTCTTCATCCATGTTGTCTACATTGAATGCACGACCACGCTCATAGTTGAACTTAACAGTTTCATACTTGAACTTAACATTGCCCTTTGTATAGCCTTCGTTACGGTCATATTTTCCTAAACCATCCATCTCTAACTTAGGAACAACGATTTCATTCGCATTTGCTCCTTCTTTAGCTAGTTCTGGATCGGATTCTAGATCAGCTGTTAATGATGCGAGTGCATAAACCTGATCTAAGAGTGGTACATACTTTTTTGCATATTCGATTGTATTTGGCATTTAATATTCCTCCTATTTTTTAACACCAAAATTTTTGGCAAGGACATCATCTAGTGATGCCTTTGAGTTGGAGCCATCTGCTCCGATTTTTGTAAAACCTTGTGTTGTCGCTCCAGTCTGTACCTTGAAATCAGGGAATGCCTTTACAACTTCTTCAATAGCAGCTTTAACGCTATCTTCATTAATTTCCCCTTTATCGTTTAACAGCTTGGAGCGATCAATAAGTTTTGCTAAGAAAGGTAATTTTTCAGCGCTGACACCTTCAGCAAGTTCTGAAATCTTCTTATCGATTTCAATGTTTTGAATCTGTAGCTTTAATCGCTGATTTTCTGCAAGCATGTCTGCTTGTTCTTTTTCTTTAGATTGCTTGTCAGCTTCTTTCTTATCCTTGAACTCTTTGATTGCCTTATCCATTTCATCAGCCGATACACCTTGCTCCTTTAGATACCCTTTCAGGGCAGCATATTGAGCTTGTGATCCACGCTTGTCTAAAACATCAGCAATCTTGTCGTAGTCGATAGAAACGCTTGAGTTTGCTCCTTGCGCGCTAGGTGAAGCACCATTGTTGTTATTTCCATCTCCTGTGTTTGGTTGTGCTCCATCATCAGCAAAAAACTGAATGTGAAGCGGATACTTTAATACGTCTTTCATAGTTCCTCCTGTTTTTTGGGTGTCTCCCTTAAATCAAACACGCACAGTTTTTAGGCTTGTCGTGATTGGCCATAAAAAATCACTACTCTTCTGCAGTGACTTCTGTTTCTTCGATAATTTCTTCGTCTTCTCTTACAATTTTCACCACTCCGAACATCGTAAGAAGCTCAGCACGTTCTTGAGAGCATTCAAATTGATCATCAACATTCATCAACTTATCTCGCTCTCTATCGAAATAATCCTGTGTGACTTTTACTTGCACCATTCCCTTTCTCCTTTCATGCATGAAAAAAGCACCCTTAGTAGAGTGCTTATCCGATTTTTATTTAACAATATAACCCGCTTTTCTGAGCATTACCTTTTCTTCTTCAGTAGGACGATGTATTGCAATAGGCATTGTCAGTCTACGTACATAACAATCCCACGCCTTTTTTTGCTCAGAACGTGTGTGTTTTTTCTTGTTCATAATTTCAACACCTCCAATACTGTATGACTTCCTTGCTTATATAGTAGTCGGACCCAAGTATTTTTGTCAATCAGCAACTCTCTTTGTTTTTTAAATTCACTCAGTTCTTCTATATACGCGCATCTTGTCCCCGCACTTACGTAAAGTTCAATTTTGTATTCTTTATTCAATGTTCCGGATTTTGAAACGGAAGTACTCATAAACGGTTTTAACTTCACTAGTCCACCTATCTCAACATCTTTGAATAAATCTATATCTACGGATCTGTATGCAATAACATTTTCCTTTAAGTCGAATTTTGAGATGGCTTCAGACAAAATACGTGAATGCTTTTCCAAAACTGCATCATAAGGTTGAACCCCATTCAGCATTTGGTTCAATCTAAAATAAAATTGATTTTCCCTATCATCAATCGAATTATAAGTGTATTTATTGATTGAATATTTTTGTGCTTCTGTTAGGCTATTCACCCACTCTGTTGCAGCGCCTCTAAGTTTTGGAACAACCTTATCAGCAGGTAGAGCTATCTTCTCAAAGGAATCTTTAAATTTCCTGAATTCGAGATATTCTTTTGATGTTTGATTGCCCGTTTTACCGTGAATCATTGAGTTGTTAATCGCTAAATCGTTGTTATCTTCCTTATCAAAGAAGCGACTTCTGTAGTTTGTATACTGCTCTGCTTGTTTTACATACTTCTCATCAAGCCCTATTAACTGTTGTTCTTTATCCGCATGTTCCTTAATTTTGTCTTCACTTAAAGAACCGACCTGCAATCTTCTTTCACGCTGGATCTGATGTTGCAGATAATGATGCTCTTGTGTGCCTGGTGGATTCTCATATGTTGGTTGTCTTGGGTCCCCATCATCATCGTTATCCATGCCGGGATAATATGTGCTTAAGTGATGTTTACAGTTTGGATGGAATAAGCCACCAGATATGGCCGTACTTAGCAAAGGTAAGTTAAGTTCTTCAGCTTCTTCTGGTGTTCCTCCACTATACACGTCATCTACATACACGCGCCCCTGCCACGGTTGGCAGGTTTTAGAACACATACCATACTTTGATACCTTGACTGTATGTACACCTAACTCCTGACGTTTAGCGCCGTCTGCATACATACCTATACGCTTATTCGTTGTACGTAGTGACATCTCTGAGTATGTTGCCATGTTGACGTGTCTGCCACCTTTGTACACAACACAATTAATACCTCTAGTAAGAAAGTCATTACTGGCCATATCAATTGCTTTATCAAGTGTTCCTGCGCCACTTGCTAAATATGTTTGAGCATTGTAAATGACTTTGCGATACTCATCGTTAGCTTTACGCAGCATTGCGTGCTCAGCCTTTACTAGATCGCCAGTCGTCGCTTTAACTAAAGCCTGTACCTTACGGGAATGCACTCCAAAGAAGTTTGTTTCTCTTTGGCCAAGAATGCTATCAAGAAACTGTTCATTGATTACTTTGAATTCTGAAGAAAAAAGTCTTGGATTTTTCTTTTTGAATTCCTCCAAAGACTTTAATTGCTCTGCCTGCCATCTAGACCAGGTGAAGCCGTATTTATTTTCTTCTTCATTGTGCCTTTTCCAATTTCGTTTCATAGATGAAATCAGTTCAAGCTCAATGCGTCTAAATGCTTCAGCAATATCGTAATCCATTAACTAAGCATATCCATATCTGCAGGTACATTCGGCTCAGGCAGCTGCACAGCACCGCTTTCTTCAGCAATACGTTGTGCCTCTTCATCTTTCCAAGCATCTTCTTTAGATTCGCCATACATCTCATCTAGCGCGGTTCTAATTGACATTACTCCACCTTGCTTAGCTTTTGTAACCGTCTCAACAACAGCTTCAAACGATGGATTTGCATACTCTCCGAAATCAACATTCACGTCAAGATCAAGTAATTGTGACAAGCCCTTATTAGTCATTCCGTCTTTTACCATAAGCACGCTTGTTATTAGCTTAGGAATCATCTCTGTAAAGGCTTCAATGATTGCGTTTCTTGTATACAGT